CAGTCGTAGAAGTATCGTTGGAATCTGTATTACCCGAAGTCAATCTAGGGCTTAAAGATATTCCCGTTAGTAATGTATGTGCATCTGTTGTATAAGTCCAACTAAGTCTAACCCAACCGTTAGGATAGTTCTCTACATTTGAACTAACAAATAAAAAACCGCTTAAAGGATTTACATAATAAATACTATTAGTTTCAAAATTATATCTTATATCAATTCTAGCCGGGTAAGAACCTTGCGACCGTAAAGCTAATTCGTCAGTATTACCTCTCTTTACAAAAATAGAACTTGTATAGGTTAGTGCTGAAGCCGACTTGTTAAAAAAATCAGAAATGTAATTTGCCGAAGTTGACGTTCTTGTTACCTTATCAGCTTCTATTGTGCCGTCCGGTGCTATTATTACATTTGAGTCAACTGCTACAAGGATATCATTCCAAGCTGTAAAATCTGAAGAATCAGTAAGTAAATTAGTAGAAGCCCCTTCTAATAATAAGCTAGGACAATTCTTACCTTTTAAGTAGTCTAGTCTAGGTGTGTTAATCGCTACCTCCTCTATTAAGCCGTCTTTATTCATTCTAGTTGCCGTAGTACTCCTAGAGAAAGTAAAATCCCCGTCTCCATTAATAGGTATTGGCGTGTATACTTTAGAAGTATTATAAGCTGAAGGTACTAAAGCTAAAATTGGTTTTTTCATTCGTCTTCTTTTTTCGGTTCTTTTTCTTTTTCAATCCTATTAAGGAAAATTTTTAACCTTATTTTATTTTCTTCTTTTGGTTCGTATTCCATTATAGTACCCAATTTGAATAAGACCCGTCTCTACTCGGTTTTACGTCTTCGTCTGTGTTTGTTATATACTCCGGAAAGAGTTCTGAATTATTGCATAAGTAAGTCACTAACCTAGTCGCATAATAATCCGCTAAATGCTTTTGAGAAGCTAGTAACTCAATCATTTCATCACTACTTAAAGTCTCGGTGTTCTCTACTGAATTTTTAAAAGTACCTTTATTAGAAAGTGATACATTTGAAAAAGGTAAATATTCGGTTAAACTCCAATGGACTAAAACCGGCTTAACGTACTCCATAAGATTGATATAATTACCACTAAATGTTGGTGCGTCTGTTATTAACTTGTCTAATAAATCCGTCCCTAAAAACGATTGTAAATGTATGTCTTGCGCAATTGAAACAAATTGTAGTATTTTATTTGCGTCTAGGTTGCCGTCTATAAAAGTGTTAACTTTTAGGTCTTTTATCGATATTAATAGTTTTTTAGCCATTATATTACGTCTTTAGGTAAATTTTTATTATTAGGACTGAAGCCTTTTAGTGGTAAATTATTTGGTTGTATTGATACTTGATAAGGATTAGTAACTTTATACCCTAAAATTTCTGCTTGTCTAGTGCCTACTTTTTCAGCGTTAGGGTTTCCGGCGTCTAAGCCTTTGCTTTTGCTTTTCATCGTTACCCTTCTCCAATTATGCTTGCAACGTGCGCCTCCTTTGAATAACCAAATAGAATATTTATTAGCCCCGAATTCCCCGAACCCCGCATTTACTATTTTAGTCTCCATTTTAACTATGTCTTCTTTTCTGTAAAGCTTTTCCGCATTCATCATTTTCTTACAAAACAGTCTTTCCGGACTCTTATTACCAAAGTACTTATATCTTACTTTAAAATAAGTCTCTCCTACCTTTTCATCTTGTTCTGATTTTGCCGAAGGCTTCGCTATTCCCGTTGAAACTAAATTAACGATTTTAGATAGCATAGACGGCTTATCTTTTGTTGCGTTAAGTGTTTCTATCTGTTTGTCTAAATCGTCTTCTAAATCATAGTCTAAGTCTCTCTCGTCTACTATCTCCCAATCTTCTAGTTCTTCATCTGCTTGCGCTATTAACTCGTCCGCTATAGTTGTGTCTATAAACTTGTCAGAAAGTGCGCCCATTTTTACGCCCGTTTCTTCTTCTTTTGTTTCCTTATCTAATCCTTCTACATCTACAAACTCTAACGGCTGAATAGTTTTAAAATATAGTCTTAAAGAAATGTCGTTAATTGCTAATATTTCGTCTAATGCTTCTATTATTTCAGTCTGATAAGGTTTAATTACTAAGTTGTCAAATACTAACATTGCGTTCTTTATTTCGTCTGCGTTTGAACTTAAGCCGTTAGTTCCACCGCTTGCACCTAGTAACCAAATTGGCGCTTGGTGTCCTTTTAAAATCTTGGCTTCCGACTCCTCCGACAAATAAGAATAGTGCGCCGGTGCATCATTTAAAGGAATATCTTCTACAGTAGTAGCCGACTCTTTGTTTTTATTAAAAGCTACAATTACCTTGTTGCCTCTTGCACCCGTTACCTTACTCAAAGCATTATCCTTAATTTCCTCTTGTTCTTTTTTAGTTCTAGGTATTCCGTTATTAAAGTTTATTACCTTTGTCCCGCTAAAGCCATTAATAGTATCGTTAATTAAGTAGTCTCCTATTTCATTTTCTAAAACGCAATATGGTAAGCTTCCTTGATAGTCTACCGGTGGGAAGTATTCAAACCCCGCCACATAAGGACGAAGTATAAATATTTCTGATTTCTTTTGTGTAGTACTACCAAAGATAGGTAATTTTTCTAAAACGTCTTGTTTTTTATAATCTTTCCAATTAGGGTGGTATAACCAATTTTCAATAACCCCTTCTTCATTCATCTTTTCAGGTCGCAAGGTATTCATAGGAAAATGAGAAATTTTAGAAACTTTGCCGTTTTTATACTGTATTTGTAAAGCCCCTAATCCTAAAGTCTTTCTATCAAAAATAAGCCTTCTTAAGTCGTTTGGTTTTATTAAAGATAGTAAACTAGCGTATTGGTTAACCTTTCTACTAGAGTCTAAAGCGCTTAAACCTTTTCCATAAACCATAGAAACAATTCTATTAATTGTAGCGTTATTTGTTGTAGAATTTACATAGTTATCGATTAAGTATTGGAAATAGTTATTGTCTTCTCCATAACTCACAAAGTCCGTGTTTTTCTTTTCTTCTATTGTTGGAGAAGTGTAAGCCGAAAGTTCTACTATAAAACCGTTATTTTTTAAATCCATATTAGTCAAGTGTTATAAAATCATTTGTTGTATTAGTTTCTGTAAAGCCTCCGCTTAGATACTCTTTGTAATTCTCAAAAGAAGAAGAAAATAACTTTGCCTTATAAACTTCTTTAGTTCCGGCGTAAGCCCTAAAAATATATTCTTCGTTTTCTGCTAATCCTAAATCTAAAGTTGTAATATCTGAATAAACGCCTATGGAGTCATTAAAATAAACTCCGGCGTAAGTAAGAACTGTGCCTTCGTTCTCACTCGTAAAGGTCATACTAGTTAATTCTGAAGCCTCTACTACATTAGGTGTAAAATAAACTGTAAAACTAACTTCCGTTGTGTCGTAATATATCATATTATAAAAACAAAAAAAAGACCTAACCGTTAAGTTAAGCCTTTTTATATATTAATATTAATTAATTAGTTGTCTACTATAGTAAGGTCGGCAAACCCACCACTAGTCACAAAATGTGCCGGAGAACGTTCTTGCCCGCTAAAGGTAATAGAATACCCATTATCTTCTTCTAAAGAAGCGCCCGTAGAGTTATTTATTTGTACATCTAAACCTCTCTCAAAACCGGCTAGTCTTAAATTTCCATTTTTATCCTCGATAAAAGCGTGCGGTCTTCCATAGCTTAACATCTTTAATTCTTTAAGAGTGGTAGCATTCTGTTTCTTTAAAAACATTGTGCCGGTTTGGTTATAACTAGAAGTAGAATTACCTTTTACGTTTTCTTCTTCGTAGCTATTCGCCCCTTTCAACTCATATTTATAAATATTATAATTGTTATCAAATCCATCAATAACACTATTGCCTTCGAAACTAACCTCGTTAGGTAGATTAGAAGCATAATTCATAAAGTAGACGGCTTTAATCCCGCCCACGTTGTCCTTACATTCCTCGTTACGTCCGAGGCTTAGGTCGCAAGCCATTAGTTAGTACCTTCTACTACAACAAACCCCGCTACGTTATCTACTAAAGTGTTGTCTACGAAAAGTGCCGGAAAACGTTCTTGTCCACTAAAAGTAATACTATATCCGTTGTCTTCTTCTAAAGAAGCACCCGTAGAGTTGTTTACTTGTACATCTAAACCGTTCTCTAATCCCGCAAACCTAAATAAACCGTTGTGGTCTTCTATTAGTGCTTGTGGTCTACCGTAGCTAAGTAGCTTTAATTCTTTAAGGGTAACCGCATTTTGTTTCTTTAAAAACATTGTACCGGTTTGGTTGTAGCTAGAAGTAGAATTGCCTTTTACATTTTCTTCTTCGTAACTATTCGTCCCTTTTAGTTCGTATTTGTAAACCGTAATAGGTGTAGCTAAAGCCGTAATCTCTCCTTCTGTCCCCTCTGTCATTGTACCGTATATGGTACCGTCAAAGTTTCCAAAATATACTGCCTTAATTCCGCCCACGTTGTCCTTACATTCTTCTAATCTGCCTTTTCCTATGTCGCAAGCCATTGTTTTATTTGTGTTAAGTTATTAAAAACTAGGGAGTTAGCCCCCCTAGTCTATTATTAGTCTACTATGCTACTCCGGCTTTGTAATAAACGATTTCAGAACCAATTCCGTAATTTACACAACCCGTCATTCTCATAATGATGCGTACATTTTTAGAACCGTCGATATCCGCCATATCCAATACCTTAACTTCGTTTTGGTCTGAAGTTAAACCGCAACCAAACCATAAGTTGTCTTTTTCTGCCACAAACATTGTGTTTGAAGGTAAACCTTGCGCTACAAAAATTTGAATTCCGTCAAAAGAAAGAGTTCCGTCTGTTCTCCAAGTAGTACCTTTTCCTTCGATACCATTAGCGCCTAAACCATTTGCACCAAAACCTCCTAAAGATTGAACATAAGCCCTAGCTACGTTATTAGAAACAAACATACGTAAGCTTTCAGAACCGTAAATTCTATCCGGTACTAAATCAGTTGCTTTTCTCATTTCATCGATAACGTTCGCCGCATTAACTGCTGCTGCCGTTCCGGTTGCCGGAATAACTGTTCCGTCTGCTTCTGCTAGTTTTACAAAACCGTCAAATTCTCCCGTAGAACCGTCTCCTTGCCAAATTGATACCTCAATTTCTTCTGCTACTTTCTCTACAACGTGCGCTAATAAAAAGTCTGCAAAAGATTTAGGTAAGCTATCGTGAGAACTCATTCCCATAGAAATCGCGTCCCAATCCGATTGGTAGTCTGTCTTACAAATTTCTAAGTTTACTTGAATTTCTTTCGGCGTTAAATAACGTTCCGTTTGAGTCAAAGAAGAAGAAGGCGAAAAGTCGCAAGTAGAATCTGCTAAAAGCGTTCCGCTTACCAATTTCTTGATAACCTCTTTGTATTTGATGTTTGATTTTACCTCTATTCCGTCGTTCGCAATAGTAACCCCTGAGAATAAAGCCGTAGAAATATATTTTCCTTGGAACTCTCCGGCGTAAGTAGTTGTAATTGAATTAGTTGTTGCCATAATTATCTATTTTTTTTAGTTAAATAAAGAGTCCCAAACTCTAGATTTTGTTGATTGAGATTTGTTAATTTTAAATGTTTTATTTTCTTTTTTTGTTACTTTTTCTGCGCTATGTACTAAAGCCGGTGTTTCTGCAAGTTCTACTACTTCCTCTACCACTTCCGGTACTGCTGAAAGTTCTGTAATTTTTGCGTCCTTCTCTGCTATTAAGTCTTCTAGCTTTTTGATTTCTGCTAAGTGTGTTTCTTTCGTTACACTCTCAATAATTTTTTTAGGTGTTTGTGCCGGTGCTTCAGTACTAGCTTCAACTTCTGCTTCCGGTTCTGCCGGTGCTTCTTCCGGTGCTTCTTCCGGTGTTTGGTCGCTTACCGAAATAATAACTCCGTTTGCGTCTACTTCTAAGTTAGAACCATTTTCTAAAATATAACTACCCTCCGGTAATGCAACTTTAGAATCTGCGGTAACTACGAAGATTTCATTCCCCGACTCAAAAGCTTCAGCTTCTACTACAGTTTCCCCGTCTTCAAGCTTCATAGCTTCAAGTTTAAGTAAACCAAGTAAAACTTTGATTTGAGTTAATACATTTTTTTCTTTCATAAAATTATAATTATAATTATTTTCTATACTATAAAAACTTATTTAAGTTTATTTTGTTGTATTTGTTTAATATCTAATACTATTCCTCCAATACCTATTACCGTTTTTCTAGCGTCTCCCATAAATCTTGGATATTTTAAAACCCTTCCTTCAAAGGTAACACCGTTTCCTCCTTCCCAAGTTTCCGTGAATTGTACCGAAGTCTTTTTACGCATAACTTCTTTGTCGTGCACTTGAAATTGTTTACTTACTTTTTTACTCCATACATTAGAATCTGTAAAACCTATATAAT